AGAAGATGAAAACGGCATGGTGCTGAATATGGGTATGGATTTAAGGGATTATTTTGCGTCTAAAGCTATGCAAGGAATGATGTGTGATCCTGACCATCAATTAGGTGCTTGGGATAATTACATAGATTGGCATAAAAACTTAACAATTCAAGCGTATCAGATAGCTGATGCAATGATGGAGGCAAGAAAAAATGATTCCTGACCATGTTATTGATGTAGAAGATGCGGTCGAATACCTAAAACAGTTTTACTGGGTAGAAGGTTTTGATAAGTTTATTGAGCAAATTATGCAACCAAAGGAGCAAAACGATGCCAATGTATGAAGTTACACTTTACTATTCAGGGTCAGAGACCTTTTATGTTGATGCTCCGGACGAGGGGGAGGCACAGGGGGTAGCAGAAGACGAGCTAGCCAATATGCACGAACTAGATGGGCTGGAGGTTACGGATTGTGAATCTCGCGAAGATGACGATCCTGAAGGCATTTACTAGTGAGCTTTACCATCTATCAAGCCGATGGATTGAAGGTCATTCAATGGTTTCAGACTGTTGATGACCTTCTTAAATCTATGCTGGCACATCCAAAAGACGCTTATCACCGAAACGAATAGGAGTTAGCATGAGGATATTACACAATAAAACCGCCTTAATTAAAGCAGTTGAAAGGCTAGCCAATAAGGGTAGTTTTGCGGTTACAATAGGGGAACTGGCTCTTATTGCAGACGATCGCAACCTAGAGAGATTGGTAAACGCTTTTCCTGAGTATTTTATTGAGGGTCAGGCTAACTTAAAGGTAATTATCGGTGGACGCTACAATCATTTACTTGAAGGACAAGCCGGATGGAACAGTCGAGGTTAGCATGGAGCTAATTGGCAACCCCGACAGATCCTTTAAAATTGGCAAAGTTGTTGCAGAGAATATGCAAGATCTAGACTACACAATATTCAATGCAAACAACGAATTTACAATGATGCCACCGACTGACCGATTGCAATAAGCGATTTACCCGCCTCACTTGCACCAACCCGCAGTTCAAAATCATTAAAGTCTTCACCATCTAACGGGGATATCCAAAAGGGTTTTCCCGTTTTCTTTGCAGTCCGAATACCTACTGGGTCATGGTCTGCCACAATCATGCAGTAAGGATGCTTCTTACTAATTTCTAGTATGTTGCTAGCAGAAAAGCATACATGGATCGTGTATTTCTTTTTAACCGCCTGTAATGCTCTACGAATAGACATAGCGGTCGCATAGCCTTCGCATAGGATGTGCCTACCTTTATTGTCAATAACCAGCTCTGCATCTTTGGTAACCTGACCATATAGGAATTTCTTTTCTCCATCCGGTGTAATGGTCTGGCATCCAACTAACTTATCTCCAATACGCATAGGCAAAATCATGCAACCATCATATTTAGCTAGTTCAGGAAAGACTATGCCTGCTAAAAAGACCGGCACTTTGAAGTCATCAAATCCCTTTTTAGCCATATAAGGATGGATCTTTTTGATGGAGTTATCCAGCAGTTCTTTGGCAGTCTTGATAGCCCAGTTGTTTTTTTGTTTGCGTTTAGCTTCTGCAATACGTTTCTTTTCATAAAACTGAGGGTCTGGAACGAACTCTTTTTTGGATAAAAAGGAAATAGGCTTCTCATGCACCGCCCAGTTCTGAACCGCACCTACGTTTCCATCCCAAATGTATGCTCCGTTTTTAGAGTTAGGCTTATCCTTTGTTGGGACACGCACCCACCGGTCATGCTGGATGCTATCAATAATCAATCCGTGTTGCTCTGCAAATGTTTCAAAGTTCATTTCATTTCCTACATTTCTTTTTAACTTCTAATGGAACATATTTACCAAGATCGGAACAGGCATACACACCATCCCGCAAGTAAAGCTCTACTGACATCTGAATTAAGTTAAGAAACGCTATTGCAACCAGCGTTAAACCCACGATCTTGAAGAACCTCATGCAGCCAGCCTTTGCTGAGCTTGTTTGCCCTTAACGTAAGCAATCGTCCGGCTCTTGATCCACTTAAGAGTTGGGACTGATGGTGGTTTAGGAGATACTTTCAAGCCGTTCGGATAAACCCCAAACTTTTCCTTATATTTGATGGCTGCCCAGCCCTCTTTGTAGCCCTTTGACCTACCATAATATTGAAGTTCTGCAAAGAAATCCGTGTTGGCAATCTGCAACTTACGATTGGCTTCCTGCAATTCCTCTAGCTTTCCAGCTATACTGGTGATCGATTGAAAGACTTGCCTGACGTGTCCACAGGAGGAGCAAGTATTGTCCTTTGATGTCCATAATGCCATGCAAGCAGGGCACTTTGCTTCCTTCTTTTCCCGCTCAGTAGGCTCACGCTTGGTAGTCTCACCACCAGCCTTTAGTTCAGTTACACCATCGTGATAGAGATCATCCCAGTCGTTACGGAAACGCAAGAAATTACCGGAATGGTCTAGCCATACTCCGTATTCCTTGCCTTCATGCGGTCTTAGTATTCGTCCGATCTGTTGAACGTGGGACGAAAAAGACTTACTAAACGGTCTAGCAGATACACCAATATAAACATCGGAGACATCAAAACCACGAGTAAGAATATCAGTAGCGATAAGACCATGGATAGTAGTGTCAGGCTTAGCGAAATCTTCGATTGTTTCCCTCTTAAACTCATCATCTTCCTTATATGAAATTGATACAAAGTTATAACCGGCAGCTGCAAATTGTTTAACCAACTCCCTGCCATGCTCTACGCCAGCGCAAAAGACAATGGTCTTACGTGGCTCACCAAAGATCTCGTAAGTCTTTTTAGTCCATTCCTCTACGATATTGCCGACAATCTTCATGCCTCGCTCAGTAGCTTCTGATTGAGACCACTCACCGGCAACCTTCTTAGCACCGGTCATGTCAATTTCTTTAGCGATATACACCTTCATTGGGACAACCCAGCCATCTTCAACTAGATTTCTCATAGGCTGAGCACCAATGACGTTGGTATAGATGTCAGCTAACCCTTTAGTAAAAGGCGTAGCGGTCAGTCCAACCACCTTAATATGGGGATTGTCATTCATAAAGTCCACAGTAGATTTGTAAGCTACGTGGGCTTCGTCAATAATTAAAAGATCAATGTCAGGGAATTTGCGACGGGCTAAAGTTTGGATTGAGCAGATTTGAATTGGCTCATAAGGACGATACCGCCAGTGCCCTGACTGCATAACCCCGTGTGGAATACCATACTTAGATAGTCGGATGCTGGTCTGCTCAACAAGCACAATGCGATCTAGAACCATCGCAACCTTTTTACCCTCTGCTGCTGCGCTTTGCATGATTGCCATAGCGCACTCAGTCTTTCCGAATCCTGTTACTGCACAAAGGATTTGCCTCTGATGGGTCTTGAATCCTTCGTTTAATGCATCGATTACTTCTATCTGGTGAGGTCTTAATTCAAGCATCTAAATCTTTCTGCTGGGATACGCCCAGCTACGTTGTTAAAAGGGTGGGACTGCACCCGCCTAAATAAATCTTAATGTATGTGAAGCATTAAAAAAATAGGTGCAATCCCTTAGACTGTTTTCTTTTCCGCTTTCTCCGCTCTGCGTTTCCAATACTTCACTTGATCTTTGAGATCGGAAACTTGGTTCATATACATGTCTGATGTAGCTTTCAATGAACGATTGGTTGCTTCGAGAGTCTTGATCTGAGCTGCCATCTCCATAAGCTGACCTTCAGCCAGCCTCTTTTCCTCGTCCGTAGCTTCCATCGCAGCGACTGCAAGGCGTCTCGTGAGGCTCTCATTTTCCTCCACGATTGCTTCCATTTCAGCGGTGATCTCGTTTTCAAAAGCCTCTTGCTCGATTTGCGCATGTTGCCGATCATCGTTATTTCTTTCTACTTTTACTGTTGTTTCTTTACCTTTGAGAACTGCCTTTACTTGCTCCGGAGCAATTCCTAATGATTTACGGATGCGTCCAACTGTCATGAACGACACCTTTGCAGCTTTGGCAATTTCTCTATCGCTCCACTCTGACCATTCCAGATCATCGAGCAACATCATTACTGCTTTGCGTTTGTCATCATTGGTTCTGCGCAATCCATGATCGTCATTCGCACCAACGGCATACAGCGTAGCTTCACGCATCGTGCCTTCGATAACATTTACTTCAATATCGGCTAAGCCAGCCTTTTTATGAGCAAAGTAGCGGTGCCATCCATCAACGAGATAATGGCTAGATCCCACTCTGAATACCGTAATGGCTGGTAGTTTGCCGCCTTCTCTGAGGGTCTCGGAATATTCATCTACAACTTCCTGATTTAGTTTGCAACGCCCTTGTAATGAGCTATCTACTGTTATCTCTGTGAGTTTCATTTCTTTATTTGATCCTATCAAGTGCAATTTGTAAGTCATAGTTAGACGTATTTTTGTTTTGTGCTAAGCGTAATGCTTCGTTCGCCCGCTCCTTCCATCTTACTACTTCTTGAATAGATCCTTGCATAACTCGGGTAGGTATTTTCCCTACTTGACTTTTGATCTCGCTTCGTAAATCAATCATTTTCCGCACTCTTCCGCATGTTCAACAATCTGCTCTAGAAACTTTCTGTGTTGCTCAATCGTCTCTTCAATCGCCGCTTCAATCTTGGATTTGTTAAAGATTCTGTCCCACGAATTATCAAACTCTTCCATCGGAACGCTTAGTGGACGTTGTGTATCGCCTTTGCCACCATCTCTCATTATTACTCCTTATATTATTTATATAGTTAATTATTAATATTAAGTTACCCATTTGGTGGACGCACTCCGCCCTAGAAGTGCGCCTTTAACTGCTACCCATATTGGAGCCACAGCACTCGCCAGTCGTTTGTAGAATCGGCACTGGCTTCGCCACCGACATTGCGTTATTACATCTACTTCCCCAGTAACGCTTGTATCTTAACCGCTGGTGTTTCTCTGCCGTCCAGTTAAGACCACTGAAAGAAAAACCCCATCGTTGGATGAGGTGAAGTTCGATCAGTGAAATTAGTTTAGCACAAGAAATTTCAATAGCAATGCTAGGGATTCTACCTAGTAAAATATACACAATTTGGGTAGGGCTGTATTTGGCAGTTGCTACACGTTAGGTGGAAAGCCGCAAAAACCCTAACTTACTGCATCCTACATTGGCGGCTTAACGCCCTAGTAGTTTGTTATATCTTACACAAAAAAATGGAGGCGGTATAAACACGCCCCCAAACATCCTCACGAGATGTGCGCAAATTCTATCACAAGTGCAACTTGTTGCACTAGGGGTTTACACTAAGTCTTATATAAGACTACTAATCTTCATGTTGTAACAGTCTGCCTTTACTGTGTAATTGTTTGCCGGATCAAGCTGACCTTTAACTAACCTTGAGGCATCCTTAAAGTAATCCTCTTTCTTATACTTGCCAAGATACCAGCCTACCTTGAGGTCATCCTTAACCCTGACAAAGCAATAGTAATCACACTTCTGCGCCGTGTTAAAAGCGGCCACAGAGCACTCGTAATAATCTTTAGGGGTAACGCTAGTCTTTTTTGTTTTAACGTCCACAGTGGTCATAAAATCGTCCAGCAATAGATCGTGGTCGTAGTCGTTATCTATCATTCCACCAAGCACTTTTTGGGCAATCATCTCGCCCAAGAA